ATACCGTCAGGTGCGAGGAATAACAAATCTCCCCCTAGTTCTATCACACTATCAGTAGAAAGGCAACCTAAATTTGATGTCACCGACTCTAGCACAAAGTTAGCTGAGTTGTCCCCTACAAGTCTCTTAATATTATTCTTGCCAAATATAAATAATACGTTACGAAACTTCTTAATAGCTACTATTGCAAACCCTACGTTTATAACTCCACCACCATTTGCAGGACTAAAATCTGTCTCGGCTGTTGGTGCAGAGAAAAACAAGTTACTTGGTTGTGCAGGGTCTCCTGCTAAGAACAAATGGTTCTGAAACTCTGCGCCTATCTTAGGGTCTGTTGGTGCGTTTGAGTCTGTTATCTGCGTATACGTTGACCCATCGTATGTAGCTGCAGGATTTATACCATCTGTTAAAACTACTTTTGGTGTGCCAAAGTTTATTTCTGTAAATCTAACTTTGCTTACACCTGTCATTGTAGGTGAGCCACTTGTTGATACGGCTGTCCAACCTACGACTGTTGGAGTAGAAGTAACCGTTGTAGTGGCTGAAGATGTGCCACCTGTTAGAACATTACCAGTAGCAAATACAGATGTAGGCAGTCTACCAAAATTTATTGTTAAAGAAGCAGAAGCCTTTGCTATTACAGTTCCTGATACTCCTGTGGATGTATCATCACTAGAACTTTCTACGGCTGTAACTGTTTCTCCTACAGTAAAGCTTGAACCCTGACCTGATGTTACAGGAACGGTAAAATAAAAACTCCAGTGATGAAGGTAGTTATTACCTGATGATGGTGTTCGACAAGCTAGTATTCCTTGATTTACACCGTTAGCTACGGCTACTCCTAAAACTGAACCTGTTCCGGGAACTGTACCAAAATTATTAGCAAATCCAGTTAGTCTTCTGTAGCCACCTTCTAGGTTTGGCTCATAGTTCAGTAACTGTATTGCTGAACCGGGACTCTCTTCACCAAGAGATAAAACGTCTGCACCTGTATTTAAACCACCTCTGCAAACGGCTCTAAACGTGGAGACTGAATCAACCATTTAACCACTCAGTCTTAGCATCTGTGATGTAAACTTTGGTCTGTTTATCATTGATGACCTAACAAACAGTGGGTCATCTAATAATAGTCTACGCATAGCCTTAATACCTTCTTGAAATTTAGCCTGATGTATTTGTGCAGATTGTTCGTTAGACCTAAATCGCATCATATACACCATAGCACCGTCTATGATTATATACTTGAATCTATCTGGTATAATCATTTCGTCATCAAACGCTGATAAGTCAGCAGGAAACTTATAGTAAACATATTCTATTACATAAGCTGCGTCAGGTAAAGGTGTCACACCAAATTTTTCTTCTGATGTTTGATACACTAAATCAGGAGATGACCTAGCTCCTGTTCCTGAGTTTTCTTCTATTGCCTTATATATTCTAACATATTCTTCAAAAGGTATAGTAGGCAAAGAACGAGCAGTATTACCTGCACTTGACAAAGCTTGTAAGTAAAATGTATCCCAATCAACACTAGCCATGTCAGTAGGTAAATCATACGTGCCTGTACCTGCTGTTAGTGTTTGTGTATTTGTAGTTTTAAGAAAGGGAAATTGATGACCATCTTGCAGTATTTCTCTTATTGCATTATTGATAGCGTCTTTTGCTATCGCTTGTACGTTCTTTGCAGTAGAAAAACCATCACCTGCAGTATTAAGTGGTACTTCATTCAATCTACGCAAGAGGTCATTTACTAATGTAATGTAGGTTGTTGCCACTAAATACTCCTGTTAATATAAATAGAGGGCAAGTTTTACTGCACCTGCCCTCTAAGTAGTAATTTAAGCTAGTAAGTCTCTATCGACTTCTGTTGCTTTATCCACAGCACCGTGGTCATTGCAGTCAATCACAGTTGCGTAGACTCTTAGTCTACCTGTAGCTGCTGCAGCACCTGCAATCGTGCAGTCAATAGTATCAGCAGTACTGATAAATTGAGTGTACGTTGAAGCTGCGTTGCCCACTACTGTGTTGGTTTGTCCATTAGAACCTGCAGCACAGAACCCTGTAGATGTAATGTCAGCACCATCAATGATGTCATCACCACCTGCAAAGTCCATATCCAAGGTACAGCTTCCTGTAAATGCTGACATAACTTCAGCACCTGCGTTTAGAACTAATGTTCCTGCAGGTATTTCAAGCATTTGGAAAACATCTCCGTCAGCAATAGTGTTACCTGCTGCTATAAGAGCATCAATGTCCAAGTACTCTTGGATTGTTCGCACCATGTGTGTACCTGCGTTTGCAGGTAAAGTTGCAATGGAGTTAGCACCAACACCAGTGGTTGAACTTGCTGTTAAATCAAAAGTTGCCATATTAGTACCCTCCCTTACGCTGCGTTATATTTAGCAGTCACGATAGCTTCTGGTCGAAGTATCTTTCTGCCATATAGGTGCATACCACGCACGATGTCAGCAAAGCTGTCAGGGTCACGGTATGTTTCAGTTTTGCTAAGTTGTTCAGCAGTTGCAACAGCAGAACCATGACCTGCAACAATAGCACCAAAGTTACTATTTTGGTTTGCACTTCCTGATGTTCCCGGACCTGTTCCTACAGAAGGTAGGTTACTAGACACGTATAGTCTAAAACCTGCCAAGTTAGTTAAGGCAAGACCATTTTTAAGTTCAGCTGCGTTAAAGTCAGCGTTTACCAACTTAGAGTTTTCATCACCGAGTAACTCCATGAATACTGGGTCAACAACCAACCATCTATCCTGTGAGTCAACTTGTTGTTGATTCAACAGTCTAGCCATTCTGTTGATGATTACCATTGGAGTAACAGCAGCTGTAGAAACAGCAGTTGCACCCGGAGGTAAGTTTGCAACAGGAATTGAGTGGTCTCCTGCAGATGAAGTTGTGATACTCGCAAAAGAGTCCTTCCTCAACTTCATAGAAGTAAGAAGTTCGTCAGACCCTGCAGTGCTTACTGCTTTAGAGCCGTTAACTTGGTCGTTAACAGCACCTGCATTAGAACTTAATGCAGACTGCTTGTATCCTGCCATGTAACCAAGAACTTCTTGGTCATAGTTGTCGGCAAGTCTATAAGCAGCTCGGTCAGTTGCGAGTTGCATAAAATTCACATGACTGTGAGCTTCCTCAATATCGTCCATTTTAAAAGCGTAGTAGTTTGCTTTATCAACGACAAGTTGGAAGTCCTCGTCATCCAAATCCTGTGCAGTTACCTGTGTACCTCTTGCGTACTCTTTGACTGAAATTTCAGGCTCTTTAATAATTCGAACTGTATCACCTTGGTTAGCAATTTCCCCAAAGTAGTCAGAATTAGTTATGTCACCTACAACAGTCGATTTTCGAAACGCAAGCTGTACCTGTTTCGAATAGATTATTGGCGAAAAATTACCGTTAGGTAAATTGCCATAACCTGACGTTGTTTGAAAAGCCATAGTAAATCCTCCTATAAATTTGGCTTAATGAAAAGCTAAACACCGTAGGAAGAGGTTATACGTTCTAGAGTGCATATGGTTACTCCGTAGCTAACTTTGTAACCCATGGGTCTATAATTATATAAGTAGTCTGTACTCGTTTAAACTTTATGGTTAAATAAAACATAAAGGTAGTCAAAAAGAGGCTTTATGTCTTGGTCGTAGTTATATTAATAAAATATTGTTTGTCAACACTTTATCTTCTATTTCCTGATACATCGTAAATAAATTTACCAGAACGAATTGCTGCGTTTATTTTCTCAGCATTCCGAGCATAGTCGGTATCACTCATTTTCTCTACATCGGATTCCTTTATAGTATCTGCTAATTCCTCAGCATCTACCTCCGTCTTAGACGTTTTGTTTACAAGAGAAGCCGCAGCTTTCTTCTTGTTCTTTTTGTCACCTGCTGTTAAACCCTTGTCAATCTTGTATAAATCAAGCACACGGATAACAGACTTGGCATCATCTGTATTGTCGTACAAGGCACTCTGCACCCATTTAGGTTGCTCCTCTACCCACTCGTGAAACTCATCAGAGTCACGTAACTTGTCAAAGTCTTTGTGTACCTCTTTAATTTCATTCTCAGCCGTTCTACGAGTTGTCTCCTCTTTAGCTTTGCTAAGTTCCTCTATTTGAATATTAGCCTTATCAAACATTTCCTTAGCTTTTTTCTCAGCTATTGTTTCTACAATACCTGCAACGTCAGGATATTCCTTTGCCCAATTACTAATATCTTCATCGGACTTAGGTGGTACAAGTTTTTTAGTACTAGAAAGTTTATCTTCTAGCTCTTTTATTCTAGCGTTATACTCCTTCTCCTTAGCCGCAAGATGTCTTCTAACATCCCCATATCTCGTCTTGAAAGATTTTTCCTCTTTACTGAGAGTCTCGTCAGATACCTCTGCTTCCTTTCCCTCTTCAGGAGGAGATACATCTTGGCTCTCCTCAGAGTTCTCTTGAACCCCTTCTCCTTCCCTCTGGGCAAGGAGTTCTTTGAGTTCCTGCTCGTCCTTAGCAATCTTGTCCTTGTACTTTGAACGAGACCGACTTACAAATCCTGCAGTTTTTTGTGGTTCTACTGTTTCTAATTCTGGCATATTTTTCTCCTGTTATTGGGGTTGACATGATTGTCAAGTAGCCTTAGGTTTAGTGCCTAATCCTTTAGTATTCTTTTTTCGTTTTGGTTTTCTTTTTGTTGCAAGTCCACCTGTATTTCTACCACTCATGGTATATATCTCACTTGGAGTGCCACCAAATGTTTCTGCAAACTCTGCGTCACTCATTCTATTTGATTCTGCTCTATCTTCTTCAGAGCCTGATGTTTGTCTTTCACGAGCAAGTCTATCTCTCTCTAACTTTGCTTCTATGCCTTTTGGACTTATTCTTTCTGCTTCTTTTTGAAAGTTTTTGAAAGCATCTCTTTGAACATCTTGTCTATTCTTTTCTATTCTCGCTAGTTGTTCAGGTGTAGTATTTTCATCAACACCTAATAAAAATTTATCAACTCTAGTTGTTCCCAACGGTGTGCCTTTACCAATTTCAGCAAAATATTTATCAGGGTCAATTCTTCCAGTAGGTTGACCACTTTTATCTTTCTTCAAAAATTGATTAGAAATATTACCTGCAGCTAAATCTTCTAGTGCTGTTCTTTGTTTTGGTTTAACCGTGTCTGATACTACTTTTTTATTTTTATCTCCTGCGAACTTCATAATCAAACCAAGCAGTCCACCACTTTTTAGTGCATCTATGAAACTAACATCAGTTTGACTCTTATCTAACAGACCTTGTATTTCTGTAGCACTTGGTTTTTCACCAAACATATTTTCAAATATTAAACTCATTTTGTCTGACTGAGGTAATCTATAGTATCTTCCGAAACCATCTCCTTTACCCTTTTCACTATCAAATACTGCAGCACCACCTAACTGTTCATATTCTCGTTGTAAGTTTTTATACACAAGTTCAGGCATCTTTATAGCCCTATTCTTTTCTACATCAAAATATAGTGCTTGACCATCATACTTTCTAGCTAAGTCCTCTGTAGATAAGGACTCATCTGGAGTTGTAGTAGGCACTCCACCTAAATCTCTTTCTCTATTAGAAAATAATTGTTCACCACCTCTGTCTATGGACACACCACCTGTTCCTGTAGACGGAGTAGATACGCTTGGTTTAGTTGTTGACCAAGGAGCTTTTGTAAACTGAACTTGTTCTTCATTAGCTATCTTACCATTTACATACAGAACATTCTCCTGTCTTCCGTCAGGGTGATAGTAGGTAACGAGTCCTTCTAGTTTAGGCTTACGAGGTCCAAAGAGTGTTCCACCCGGAGTTGAGTATTTAGCAAAGTCAAACTTCTTAGCTTCTGCATCTTTCTCAAAGTCCTCGCCTGTGCTTACACCACCACTCTGAAAACCTTTTACCATTTCACGTATCTTCATCTCGTCTTCAGGGTCAAGCATTTCTGCGCTTTCTTCAATAGGCTCTCCCCCAATACGTCCTGCTTCTTCCATATTCTGCAAACCCATCTTAGCTTGCATACGTAAGTCTTCAAAAAACTTTATGCCAAAGAATCGTACAACATCTGCAGGAACGACATATTCTCCCTCACTAAGCTGTGCAGGTATGTCATCTCTTACTTCTTCTGCCAGTGAACCAGATGGAACATCATTGCCACTAATAGGGTCTTTGTCCATGCCATCGTCCCTTAGTCCACCCTCTTGCATAAAAGCCATCTCCATCTGTTGTTCCATAGCAGCACCACCCTTGTTAAATTCTTTTGGCATTTGTTTACTTGTTTCTTCAAAGTCAGGTTTTTTAGTTACAAAGTCTTTGAACTTCTGTCGTATGTTACCAACAAAGTCTGACAGTATATTTTTCTTAACTCTCTTATCTTTATAAAAATTTTTATCTAGACTACCTTTTGCTAGTCCCCTTGCATCTCTTGTAGGACCTCCCTTTGGATTCCTGTCATATAATCTTTCTTTTGCTAACTCTTCCATTGCAGGTAAGTACGCAAGATTTTTAGCCATAAATAGTTTTAACTCCTCATCACCACCTCCTAGTGTGGTGCGATTCCTAAATCTTTTTACAAACGTTTCATAATCTTTTAAACCTAATCTTCTTGCATCATTTAATTCTGTAATAACTTCACTTGCCAACCTCCCTGCTCTTGTAGCATTTTCAAATAAAAAGTCGGCTGTCTCTGCATCAAATCTTTCAGCTATTTCATCATAATCATAGTAGTCTGCTAATATTTGTAATCCCCTGTGTATGGCTTCATGTTCTATAACAGGATTTTCTTTTATAGCCCTATACTGTTTTCTGTCTATCTTTTCTGTGCTATACTTATCATAAGCATCTAATCCTTTATCGGTTACATCAGTAATACTCATCATATCATCACTAGGACGATAAGACCCTTGATAACCAAAAGCGTCAGGTTCAAAAGCTATTGTGGTTTTTTTAGGGTCAAGACCTAGCAACCCAATAGGACTAATAAACTCTGGTCTAACCTCAGCTTCATACTCTAAGTCACCTAATGACTCTTGAGTTTCAGGTTTCATAATAGCAGGTTTACGCATAGGCATTTTCATCATACCTATTTTATCTATTTCCTCTGGTTTAGAAGGAGGTACTCTTGCTCTGTCTACTCTTCCACCTTTTGCCATTTATATCTCCTTAGGTCCTTTGTATTCTTTAAATTTAGGTTTACCCTGCCTGTCATAAAATCTATCAACAAAAATACTTGTTGTTTTTCCTTGCTCGTCTTTTAAAATTACTTTAGGTCTAAGAAAAATATTATCGTAATTAAAAACAAGAACATCAGATTGATTCTCTATTTCTGCTCTGCGTTTTTGTCTAGGAAGAAAATCTGCTGTTTTTGGTATTTGTTGCACATCAAAACCTTTAACTGTATAAAATTTTGCAGGATAAGAAGTACCTTCAATTTTTTCTTCAGGTATTACAAATTGAGTATTTATTTCAAAATCCCTATAGAATCCTTTTTCGTAAGCTTTTGTTGAAGCATCAAACCTAAAATCAGTGCTTCTTGTTCTCGTTTTTGACATATCTTCAGACATTTTTTTCATAAAATTATTTATACTTTGAGGGTCTTTTACTGTATCTAATTCTGTAACATTAGGATAGTTTTTTCTAAAATCTCTTTTAAGAGCTTGTTTTCTAGTTTCACTATTAAAATCTTCTATGTAAAGTTTTTCCCATATTACATCAGAATCATAAGGTCTATCAGTATTGGTAAAAACATTGTCACCTTCAAATAAACCAAATTTTTTAGGGTCTGTAGTTATTTTTGCATTACCCCTAGCTACATAGACCTCTCCTCTATAAATACCTCTAACTCTACTAAAAGGTATTTCTCCTAATATACCTCCTCTAATTGGATTTTCAAGCTCGTCTATTACTTCAAATTGTCCTTTTCTAGGAGCATCTATTTCTACAACTATTGAAGGATTGTTTGGTGTTGCTTTAAATCCAGACTCTGCATAAGTATTAGAAAATGCTGCGGCTTCATCTGGAGAGTTAGTAAAATAGGTAGCTCCTTTTTGTCTTGGAGAACTCTCCATTGCAAAACCCTCTGATTTAAAATAACCCCTTTTAAAAGACTCTTGAAACTCCTCATTGCTCATACCCCTAAATATTCTATTTTTTTCTTGAGGGTAATTAAAATTAAATCCTTTTACTACCTTTCTTATATCAGTAGACTTTGTTATGTCACCGGGAGATACATCACTCACTACTGACCTAAATCTAGCTTCATTATCTGTAAGGTCAGGAACTATTTTATTTTCTCCATCTTTATATTCTACTGTAGCTAAGTCTTTATCGTATAATATTTTTTGTTTAATATTAGGATTATCAGGGTATCTATCTATCATTGTTAATGTTTTACCAAGTTGATTAATACCATCTTTTCTGTCTTGTGGGACAATAGTAACATCATAAGTTGTACTATCAACACCTTTATCAGTTTTTAAAACACCTACTTTATATATTTCACTTCTTTTTTCCATATCAGGATATTCTTTTCTTAATATGTCTAGCACCTCTTCATTAGCATCTTCTATAACTTCTGGTCTTTTTTTAGTAGCTATATCTATAATATTTTTTCGAGCTTCCTCTTCACCAAAATCTCCTGAGAATACTTGTGCAGGTTTACTAGCTTTTTTAATTCCATTTATTATTAATGGGATACCATCAAAGGCAATACCTGCTACAGCCAGTGTAGTTGTCAAAGCTCCTTCTTTTATATCTCCTCTTTTAAACTGGTCAACAGCATCCTCTATCATAGGTAAGTCACCCACAAAAGGAACAAACTCTGCAGCTGTTACAACACCTTGTGCTGTTGATGGGTCTAAGTTTAGTCTTTCTGTTAAGAAGTCGTATCCAGTATTTCTAAAAGAGTTCTCACTTTCTTTTCTTTTTAATGCAGCTCTTTCGTTTTGTGCATTAGCATACTCTTCCATAAAGTCTTCATCACTCTTTAGTGCTAACAAATCTCTCGTATCAAACTCAGGGTCTACTACGCTAGGGTCTAACAAAAGATTTTTAACATCATCAGATACTACTCGTGATTCTATGGGATTAAATATCTTATTAAACAGAGACCGTTCTCTATTTATTTCTTCAGCTTCTTCTTTGGATACAACTCCAAAAGCCTTTTGTGTCTGCTCATTCAGTTCCATTCATCTCTTCTCTAAGATATTTAAGTCTACGTAACGCACCTATTGCACCCTGCAGTCTGTGAATAACCACGTGATTGTCAGACTGCTCTAAGGCTACATGATTCTTTTGAATAGCATCATCAATATATTCTATGAAGTTGTCCCATA